AGCTACGGCAGCAGCACCTGCGAGAAGCCCGCCTTCGCCCGCCATAGCGCCTGCGGTTTCACCTGTTATTCCCGCCTGTAAACCTTGCTCCGATACTTTGCCCGCTTGCAACGCTTTTCCTGTTTCTTTTGCGGCAGTCGATACGTTCGCTTTTCCTGTTTCTTTTGCGGAGCTAGTCTTTGATTTTCCGTCTAGGTTTTCACCCAAACTTGATAAAAACGACTTAGCGGACTTTGTACCGGAAGCTCCTGACAGAAAAGCTCCGAATATGTTTCCGCTGCCCATTTGCTTTGAAATGTCAGCAATCGAGCGCATAGTCTTTTGCAGGTCGAGCATGCCTTGATTCTGCTTCTTCAGTCCGTCCGCTTGCTGTTTGGAGCTGTCTTTTCTTGCCTTATCTGCTGTGGTATTGTCTTTATCGAAGGATTTTTGACGTTTTTCTATGTCGTCAAGGGTCTTTTTGTATTCCTTACCCTTATCGCTGTCAAGGTCGAAGCCGAGGCTTACGAGATATTCTTCAATGTAATGTTCAGCCATCTTGTTCCCTCCTTGCCCAGTCCCTATCCCTCTTGACGTTTTCGCTTTGTACGGTCATCATTTCAAGGATATTTAACAGGTCGACATAATTGTAAGTTTTTAGTTCGCTTTGTTGCCATAAACCCGCCATCACAGGCGCAAACAATGCTGCGTTTATGTTAGCGGGTTCGGCTATACCGTAACTGGCAGGACGCGGCTTGAAAGTTAGTTCTCTTCTGCCTGCCAGTATTCCATGAAAAAAAGCAAGTACTGCGCTGTGAGCTTAGTCAAAATTGGAGCGGAAGCGTCGTTAATTCCTATGCCACCATCATCATCAACAACTTTGATAGCTCCTGCGCCTTTATCCTCGCTGCAATTTTTTAGACATAAAGACATAAATGTCTTTAGCTGCTCGGGAGGCATGGTCTGCTTTGAGCTTTTCATGCCAAACAAGTTTCCCAGCCCAAACGGCACTTTATATGCCGAGCACATATCGAATATTGCGCAGCCGTCCCATGCGGATGGGATTTTAAACTGAAACTTTCTTCCGCTGATTTCAACGTCCATATTAAGCCTCCGTTATATGCGGAGAGAAGAACTCCCAAGTGATGTAGTCGCCTTTTTGTGCGTTTGTTCTGTCCGGTCTTTTTACAGGTGCGCAATTGACCGCCGTAACCAAAACGCCGTTGTCATAAAGCTCCTGAATGGTAATCGTTGCGCCCGCCCAAGAACTCGCGTCTGCGTTGCGAACGGCGTTGGTATAATTCAAAAGCCACTTGTTGACCGACGAGGTCTGAAGTAGCTTTAAACTAACCGTGCCGCGCGAAGTGTCGATTTTATCGATCATTACGGATCCGTCAGCGCCGAGTTCGGAATCTGTGAGGTTGTCCGCATAGGAAACCGTAATTGTTCCTACACCCTCGCCGACAACGGACTTCTGTCCTACCAAAGGGTGTGAAATGGTAAAGTTGACATCCAGAAATGAATAAGTTGTATTTTCCATTGTTTTGCCTACCTTTCCACATTAATAGCGATTGTGAACGACTCTCCGGAACCTGCGAGAATGATGCATACATAGATAGGCGGCGCTTTTCTATCGGTCTTGTCTGCGGTGGATAGATTGCCAACCGTATCAGCCTGTATAGAATATCCGCTCGTCAAACTGGCGCCGGTGAGCAGCTTCAAAACATTTGAGCCATTCCATGTACCCGAAGCTATAAAGCCACGCTTAAACGCAGCGTCACAAGCCCCTGTGATAGCTGTGGTGACTTGAGCGGTTCCCGCGTCCGTGAGCGGAACCTTTGCGGACGATGCAATAACTGACATTACCGCTTTCTGAATTTCAGAAGTCAGTATGTCAACACCGACAACTTCGTCGAAGTGTGAACCATCTGCCATAACGCCAGGCATAAACAGGCTGTATGCGTTGTTGTAAAGCGCGTAGTGGTTGCAGTTTTCACCATCAAGGATTGACACGTCAGCCCCTGACAGAGATTCAACTGTTACACCCGGCTCAGACTTGAACGCAAGGTCATACGAAACGGAAGCCGCGCCGCAGGCATACCCCATGATAGAAGCAACTGCATCGGCATATGTGCTGTACTGACCCAGTGAACGTCTATACTTTGACGTTTTAAGCGCCAGAGCTACGTTCCCGGCTGTCCCCGCCAAAACATCTGCATCATCGGTAGTATAGAACAGTACTGATGCAGGGGAAGTTGACTCAATATAAGCCGCAATAAGCTCAATGTCCGCCTTTTCTAAACCGAGGAATGTAACCGCATACCAACTAGTATTGGCTATTCGGCACGCCGTGAGCGCTTCTACGGCACTTTCTATCGTTCCTTGTGTTCCTATGGCTATACGCGAGGGTGAGGGCGACTGGTTGAAGTAAAGCCTTGATGCCGAGACCTCAGCGCTGTTTGATGCGAACCCTGCCGCAATAACCTCGTCAACATTGGCGTAGACTTTCACGCGGTCGCCAGTCGAAATAACCGAATTCTTAGAAACGATCAGACCAAGCGAAAAGTCCTCTGTTGATACCGATTCCGAGGGGAAGTTGACTGTAATGTTGATTATGCTGTTTAAACTAAGCATTCGGAAACATCTCCTTTATCTGTTACTATAATTATGTCGGCTGTTGCGATAGCCGGAATTGTTGTCTGTTTAATTACGAGCTGATTGAAGTCTGCCGTTAAGTCATAACGATGTAGCCACTGTTGCCCGATTAACTCAGGCACAAAAACAGCTTCTTCGACTTCGGGAATTAATGACATTCCCTTTGTAGCAAAATCAACTCTTATTGAGGGGTCAAAAAGCATTATTCTGAGCGTATCAGCCCATTCCATTGCGTTATTGCCACAAAATCCCCAGTCAATACGCATTGTTCGATTGTATTTCTTAGTATAGGTGGATAACGCAGGATTGGTATTTGATGTATATATTGCATCAAACTGTTTGTTTGTGGGATCATCTCGGAATGTTATGCGGTAAAACACAAGGTCAGTATAAACATCTTTAATCCCTGCCGCGCCTTCTGGACTGTAAAAGGGCAACACCGATGTCGATTTACCGCCAGGACCCAGCGTTGGGGCGTTGGTTGTGCCCGCAAGCATTTTAACGGTTTCATCACAAACAAAGTCCATGAGGTTGTTATACATACTCATATCGCGCCTACTCTTTCGGCAACCACTTTTTTTAAGCCGTACTCGCTATTTACGGATATGATCCTGTAAGAGCTTTCCCACGGGGTACCAGCATCCCAAATAATCTTGTCTGCGGTGTCGTTGCCGTCTGCGAGGTCGTGTGTCGTGTAAATCTGAACGTCATCTGAAAAGTATGCAGACAACTGTCCTGTTGCCCTGCTGCCTTCCGGGGAAGGTGTGACGGACTTGATTGTGTCTGGATTTAGTACACCTTGGAGTGTGAAGCGATACGGTGTGGATGGCGTATAAACGCTTTTGATGAACTGACCGCCAGTTGTGCGCTCAATCGTTATATCCCTCTGGAATTCAGGGGAATGGATAACCTCGGACATATCAATCATCTGCCATCACCTCGAATTACAAAAGTTATGCTGTTTCTTAGCGCCCCGGTGTCAATCAAAGGCTTGTCGGAGCCTTTTCGCTTTATTGTTTTCGGCGAGTTCGGCGCCCAGTTGTTGTGCAGAAAATAGCTCTTCACTTTCGACTGAGCGTAAAGCCCAGCGTCCATGAGTGGCTTTTCCGTGTCCTCGCCATTCATTGCCGCGGAAGCCGCAGCGCCCAACCGTTTCGCAATCCCCGCCTTGGAGCTTTCGATTGCTGGTTCGATAATTGGTCTTGCGGGTACCTGCTCCACGAAAGAACCGTGTGCCTGAATATACATTTGGCGAGCAACGCTATATTTAATGCCTTTGTCAATATCCGGCTGCATGGCTTGGCGTACTTCCCGCGGCCTGACTCCGTGCATGTGAATATATACAAGGTCAGAATTGGTAATATCGTCGGTGCCATCGGCGCTTCTTCCGGCATCATTCTTATCTGCAGGTACACCAACGGCGACCTTTTGGCTGGATAGTTTTTTAAGCCTCTCCATGAGTCCGTCAACACCGCCGTCATGAACGATATGCTTTACCATATCATCATGCCACCTTTGCCGAGCAACTTAGCTGTACTGGCAAACTGTTGACCGTAAGTCGTGGATTTGAAGTCACCATATCCGTCAAGGTCACGTGCAATCGATTCTGTGTCGTAGCTGACCGAAACGCCGTCTACCGATTTGGAAGTCATGACGGCGCGTGGCATAGACGAGGCAATGAGTCCCTGTACATCTCTTACGGTTGTTGCAGCGAGGTATAGTGTCGCTTTATGGGCGATATAATTGCACATTCCACCTAACCACTGTGAGTGCCAGCGGTTTTCTTGTACTCTTCCGTTTGCCTCAGCTAAAAAGATGGTAAATGCAGCGTCAGGGATTACGAGCTTCAAGGTGTAGCCTATTTTTGCCGCGCCCTCTTGAAGGTCTATGAATTGAGGATAAAAAGCCGTGAAATTAGCCGCAGTAAAGGCGGTATTAGCTCCCGCCTTTATATTGCTTGCACCAGAGATGATTTGTCCCACGGGAACGTCTGTTATATTGTTGTAAAACGATGTGCCGTATGGGTACATAAAATCACTCCTTATTTCTTGTCTCCGCCCTCTAATATGCCGAGAGCTTCTGCGGTTTGCTCATGCTGTGCGCCATTGCGTTTCCCTGTTGGATTTTTCAAAGCCTTATCCATGTCTTTAGGCTCGCTCATTATCGTTATATCCCCAGACTTCACCAGTCCCATAAAATAAGGGTCCTTTTTGAAGTTATCGGGGATATTATAGGAAAACTGCTGATAAGGACAGAGTATTTCCCTGTCCTTATCACTGGTGCTGTTCGGGTTTTTAAACGCGAAAGACTTGCGTGCGAATATAGTCATAAGTTACCTTTCTCGGCTAGATACCGTCAAGATATCTTGCCGTCTGGGGATAGAGAACCTTGACCTGACCTATCTGTGCCGCAAAAGCGGTAAGATAAGCCTGCTGCTCCACGGACGGAGCTGTCATGATGCGAGTAAGGGGAACAGTCAGGTCGAAGTTGACGAACTTCTCGTCCATGCAATAGCCAACCATACGGTCGGCAGATGTGCCGCCGGTTACTCCGCCTGTATCAGTAGAACCACCTGCGCCTATGCACCAACGTGACGGGCGAATGGTAAGCTCTTTACCGAAGTTCTTTGCCATGTTGTTGTTTAGGATATACTCCAACGTGGACGAAGCGCCCGCAATGTTGATGGGCTGCATGAGATAAGCGAACTGCTGCGGAGGAATGAGGAAGTGGTTGATTATTGCGCTCTCGTCATATTCGCAGGCTGCATAGCAAGCCATAATAACGGCATTGAAGTCGTTAAGAATAT